TGTACATTGATGTTGAGAGATGGAAGCTATCCCAAAACAGGATGGCAACCAACTGGAGAACAACTTGTGTCGGAAGATTGGGACGTTACAGAATAATTTTTAACAAAAGCATGGATGTGGGAGGAGGTGAACACGGTGACATTTGCAGAAAAGTTAAGAGAGGTTATGAAAGAACAAAACATATCTCAATCAGATTTATCTCGGCTGACAAAAATAGGGCGCAGTTCTATCAGTCAATACCTGTCTGACAGAAACATCCCAACACCACAACGTCAGGAAGAAATTGCAGTAGCATTGAAGCTTCCAGAAGATTATTTTACAGCCGAAGAAAACGCTGTAAAAGCTTGTATTTCAAGAGCAAAAGTTAAGCGTTTAACGCTGACCCAAGCAGCAAGAATCATGGGAATGTCTAAAGAAACTTTGGGAACTGCGATTGAAGAGGGGAAATATTCATGGGGGCAGGTGCTATCAGGTAAAGGTAAAAAGAAAATATACTACATAAATGGCACGAAGCTTTCACAGGTTGAATGTGTAGATTTAGGTTTATAACTAGGAGGTAAAACATGGAAAACAACTTAACAGTAGAGATGCCGGAAGAAGAATTAATTGCTTTGACTCAAGAAGTACGAAAATCACTTAGAAAAGGTCATACAGTTACCTTGTATTACTGCGATGTTGGAGTTTATGTAACAGTTTATTTACAGGAGAATAATAAGGGATTTATCATTGATCCAGAAAAGGAGCTGTGGAGACTTACATATAGAGAATGTATGGACTTTATGAAGGGGTTAGGAGAAAAAAATGAACAATGAACAAATGATGAATTTACTTCAAGAAATTTCAGAGGTTCAAGCGGCCGGTAATTACGTCCATCTTACATACAATAATTTTGGAGTAGATGTGCTTGTTATGCGGGGACCACTTAAAGTAAATAAAAAGTGGGAAAAGGATTTCTATTTTTCTCGTGTATTTAGTGAAGAAAAAAATAACGAGATATACAAGGAATGTCTTGAATATCTGAGCAAAATGAAAGAGACGGTCTAGGCAAATCTCAAAACAACCGTCTCTCTTAGTCACCATCTCAAATAAATGACATTTATATTTTAGCCTATGACTGATAAAAATGCAAGTGTTTTGGAGTGATGATTATGCAAAAAGATTTGACAGAAAAGTTAATGAAAGCACACTCGATTGATAACGTGATAGGGAAAAATGTTTCCTTTGTCGGTGAGGTCCAGCGAGGGAACAGGATATACAGATTGTATGTATCCCCATCACAAAATGCTGAAGAAGATAAATATTTTTATCAGGTATTTATTTTGCGAGATGGCAATAGGCTAACAGAATATGAAGCGATTTTTAACAGGAAGGAAAAGAAAAGCTGGAGGAGAAAATGGTAATGGTATACAAAGCATTAAAAAGTCAGGCGGATTATGTTGTCCGTACAGACGAATCAGGAAGAGAAGTTTTAGAAACGAGCAAATCAACAATCCTTGTTCCGGCTGTCAAATGGAACGGACGAGGTATTAAATGGTTTGATGATAAAAAGATAGCAAAGGAGAACTGCTGATGAAGGTTATAGCAATGATGACCCCTAAGGGTGGGGTAGGCAAAACGACAACGGCAACAACGATTGCATATGTTTTAGGAAAAGAAATGGGTGCCAGAGTACTTTTAGTTGATGCTGATCCACAGGGAGACGCATCGAACACTTACGGGATTAATAATGAGAGAGGTCTGACGAACCTGCTCGAAAATCATATTACAGCAGGCGGCAAATATTCAACCAGAGACGTTATTCGCAAGACTCGCTATCCAAATATTGATGTTGTACCTGCGGATGGTTATCTCACATGTACGGCATTTAATTTATCTAATATCAGTGGACCGGAACAGATCTTTAGATTTAAAACGGCAATAGAGGAAGTACGCAAAGACTACGATTATTGCATCTGCGACTGTGGGCGCCTGTTAGATACGGTAGTACTTAATATCCTTGTTGTGGCTGACCTGGTCGTATCTCCAATTAAGGCCGGAGGTTTTGAAGTGAGTGCGGTCGAAAATCTCTCTATGCAAATCGCAGATATCCGGGGGTTTAACCGTAACATCGAAGCCAAATTATTGTTAAACATGGCAAGAAATACACTGGCATTTCTCGGAATGGAAGCCTGGGTAAAAGAAAAGAGCGGTCTGGATTATTTTGATACAAATATTAAGCAGTCTACCGTGATAGAACAGGCTGCATTAAAGCAGATACCTCTGCCGGAGCATGATGGAAAAGCGGATGTAACGGTAAGCTACAGAAAAGTTGTTGAAGAGATAATAAGAGAGGTTGGGTGAGATAATGGGAACCTTTTCGATAGCTGATATGTTAAGTAATAAAACAAAAACAGAGGCTTTGCAGATTCCTTCTGGGCATTTTCGGACAGAAGACATCTCTATTAAACGAATGTACCGTAATAAAGAGAACCGGTATAACCTGTATAACATCGAAGAACTTGCATCGAACATTCAGGCCGTAGGATTGAGACAAAATCTTGAAGTGATTTATGATCCTTGTGAGGATGGCGATTATCGAATCCTTTCTGGAGAGCGACGCTGGTTAGCTTTAAACCAGCTTGTTGAGGAAGGGTATAAAGAGTATGAGATTGTTACCTGTAAGGTTTGCTGTCCGGCCTCTGCAAATATGGAAAAACTAGAACTGATGGCAACGAATTCTTACAGGGAAAAGAATAATGCAGACCTCATGATGGAAGTTAAAGAAGCAACAGAAACTTTTCGCAGGTTAAAGGAAGAGGGGGCCAAAGTGTCTGGATATGATTTGCAGTCTGGAAGAATCCGGGATATAGTTGCCAGCTTTTTAGGCTTGTCTAGGACTAAAGTGGCGCAAATCGAGAGCATTAATAACAATCTTATTGAGATTCTGAAAACACCACTAAGAAGCGGTAAGATACCTTTTTCAGTTGCGTACGAAGTCGCCGGTCTGGATACCAAACTGCAGGTGAAAGCAGTCCGTAGATACTACGAAAACGACAAGTTGTCATTGAAGGATGTTAAAGAGATTAAGCGGCAGTGGGAAGAAAAGAATATACCAGGTCAAATTGAGATGGATATTCAGCCTGATCAGACGGAAGAGAAAGAAGAAAAGATAACGATAAGAATGCCTACTTTCACCAGAATGGAAGATCCTGAAGAAGTGAAGACTGAAACTAAAGAAACAAAAGAGGATATCGGAGCAGTAGAAGAACAGGAACAATGTGTAAAAACGGAAAGTGATGAGCCTGATTCAGCAGAAAAAAATGCAGAAGTACCTAATAAAACCATTCCGGATACAAAAAGTGATTCTGAGGATGAAGAGTATACTGTGTCGAAACCAATTGAGATAGAGGGCAAATTTGGGACATGGTATAAACCGGATGAGTATATCCCTCACCTCGGTGTACCAATTCTCATAGCTATAGAATATTATTCAAAAGGAAAAGCAGAAATTCAAATTCACGAAGGGGAAAGAGAAAAATCAGACTACTGGACACACCCGGTAAAAACAGCAGAAGGCGGGTATGTGAAATGTTGGGGGATGGACGAGGACATTTTTGCCTGGATGAGAATGCCAGAATATAAGGAGGAATAATATGAAAGACCCTTGTGAAATCTGTATGGATAAGGACCGCTGTGGCGGTTCTCAGCCATGTCAGAAAAAAACAGCTTATGGCAGATACAAAAAGAAATGCAAAGAAATTGCGAAGCATACGAAAAGAGTGATGCAACGCGCAAAAGAAAAACAGAGAAGTGAACCAGAACCGGCTTGGAAAGGGAAGATGATGGATGATTTTATGAAGGGAGCAAAGGGATGATGGAACATCATCTCAGGATATTGCAGAAAAATTTTTCTGACGGAAAGATGAACCGGCAGGAATTTAGAACACACATAGAATTAGAATTTTCTAGGCTAGAAGATGCGTTGATGAACGATGAAATTACACCGGATCAACACATAAAGAAATATAACGAACTGATAGAAAAAGAGGCAGAAATGCATATAGAACCATTTCAGCCTCATGAACATATTTAAAATGTACCCTAATGGGGTTGAGGAAGAGGGTTTATGACATATTTAGATATGCTCAATGAATTTTACGATTTTTGCGAGTGCAACACTGTTTCCGCAAACGCACAATTGCTTTTTCACACATTGCTGGCGATTAACAATAAATGCGTTTGGGAAGAGTGGTTCTCCCGTACTAACGTAAGTCTGAGCGGTCGCATGGGCATAAGCGAAAAAGCGTTTATCCGTGCAAGGAACGAATTAAAACAGCTTGGCTTGATTGACTTTGTGTCATCAAAAAAGCGAGGCACATGTACTAAATACTGTATTTTGTACAACACGAAAGGCAGTACAAAAGAAGTACAAAAGAAGTACAAAGGAAGTACAAAGGAAGTACAAAAGGCTGACATAAATAGATATAAGACTGAGACTAAGATAAAAAAAGATATATCTGACGATATATCTAAAAAAACACGTACAATCTTCAGACCACCGACTGTTCAGGAGGTGAAAGACTACTGTGAGCAGAGAGGTAACAGTATCGATGCGGAGTATTTTGTAGATTTTTACACATCGAAGAACTGGATGGTGGGGAAGAACAAAATGAAAGACTGGCGAGCCTGCGTAAGGACGTGGGAACGTAATTACAGACAGGAAAAACCTGTTAAGCAGGCAAGCAGGAATGGTTTTCATAATTTTGAACAGCGAGACTATGATTTTGTAGAATTAGAGCAAAGACTTGCTGACCGTCATGTTTGACGCTGGCTATCAGAAAGGGGAGCTTATGATAACAAGAGATGATATCGTGATAAGAAAAGCTATTTTACATATCTTGGATACTGACCGATGTCAACGAGAACACTGTAAAGAAGTTAGAAAAACAGACTTTAATAACTGACAGTGGAATTGAAATCTCAATTCCGATGGAAACATATAATAAACGAGCTGATTTCGAAGTTAAGACTGACGTAACAGGTAAGTCAACGATTGTTATCGGAAATATAGATAATGTTATCTTGAAATAAGCTGGACACGCCTCTTTAGAGGATTTTTATACTTACATAGCAACTTGTTAACGGTTCCGGAATATGAACGCGGAGCTATATGCCATTGATTCCTCCGGATTTCCGGAGGAGAAAGGAGCAAAACATGGCAAAAGAATTTAAAAGAAAGACAGAAATAGAATACATTAGCACATGGGAGAATCTCAAGTATTATATTGAGATTGGAGAAGCCAGAGAATTTTTTGGTGAGAATGCATCTATGGAAGTCCAGGTGGAAGACTTCGGAACGGTGTTTTTTGATGTCTTAGATTATGACAAGGAAAAGCTTGTAGATAAAAATAAAAAGCACAGTGTGACACTTGCGGTTCGGGATCTTATTTTTGACCCGATGCCATTTAGCAAAAATGGAAATAATAGCTGGGAAGAGTCAGATATTAGGAAACATATTAATAGCGAAGAATTTATCAATAGATTTGAACCAGAATTTCGTGAATTACTCTGCGAAGTGTATAAAGATAATGGACCAAGAGGAAAAGAAACTATAGATACGTTCTTTTTGCCATCTGTGAGTGAATTAAATGGCGGATATGAGTTTTTTAAAAATGAAAAAACTAGAGTCAAAGTAAATGACGAGGGAGAAACATGCT